AAGCCGTACCGCCCGCGCAGCGGTGTTTATTCGCAACGATCCGGCACGTCCCACGCAGACCGGTGAGCTGGTGGGTATGCTGCCTGCGCCGAAGGGGAAACGGTTCACGATGACCGAACAACAGACCCTGCTGTCTCATGGCGTGGCAACGGCGTATGTCGAAAGCGGGGTGCTGCGCATTCAGCGTGATGTCACCACGTACAGGAAAAACGCTTACGGTGTTGCGGATAACAGCTACCTCGACAGCGAGACGCTGCATACCAGCGCGTATGTGCTGCGCAAACTGAAATCCGTCATTACCAGTAAGTACGGGCGTCACAAGCTTGCCAGCGACGGTACCCGCTTTGGTCCCGGTCAGGCGATTGTCACACCGGCGGTGATCAAAGGGGAACTGCTGGCAACCTACCGTCAGCTTGAGCGTGCGGGGATCGTGGAAAACTACGAACTGTTTAAGCAGTACCTGGTTGTGGAGCGTGATGCCAGCGATCCGAACCGCCTGAACACGCTGTTCCCGCCTGACTATGTTAACCAGTTGCGTGTCTTTGCCGTGGTTAACCAGTTCCGTCTTCAGTATTCAGAGGAGTCTGCATAATGGCCCGTATCGGGGGAACCTGTTATTTCAAAATTGACGGTCAGCAGCTATCGCTGACCGGCGGCATTGAGGTGCCCATGAACAGGACGGTCAATGATGACATCATCGGCCTGGACGGTTCAGTGGACCGCAAGGAAACTCACCGTGCGCCTTATGTCAAAGGGACCTTCAAGGTGCCGAAGAATTTTCCGGTGAGCAAAATCACCTCGTCTGATGAGATGACCATCACTGCCGAGCTGGCGAACGGTCAGGTCTATGTATTGTCGTCCGCCTGGCTGCACGGCGAAGCGAACCATAATGCCGAAGAAGGCACGGTTGATCTTGAGTTCCACGGTGAAGAAGGGGATTACCAGTAATGAAAGAGCTTGAGTTAAAGAAACCGATTATCGCTCATGGTGAGACACTCTCCGTACTGGAGTTTGATGAACCCACCGGGAAGGATGTCCGCGAGCTGGGGTATCCCTACCAGATGAATCAGGATGAGTCAGTCAGACTTCTGGCGCATGTGGTGTCGAAATACATTGTGCGGCTGGCGAAAGTGCCGCAAAGCTCTGTCGACCAGATGTCTCCGGCAGACCTGAATGCAGCGGCGTGGCTTGTGGCTGGTTTTTTCCTCCAGGCCTGACGGCTGAATACCTCACTGATCGCTTCTTTGACTGCGCCAGCTACTGGCGCATTAATCCTTTCGAATTGCTGAATATGCCGATCAGTGAAATTCCCTTGCTGGTCAGTCAGGCAAACAGGATAGAGCAGGAGAAACGCACACATGGCGGAATTTGAGCTTAAGGCGTTGATCACCGGTGTCGACAGGCTTTCTCCCGCGCTGTCGAAAATGCAAAAGAAAATCCGGGGATTTAAACGCCAGGCGGAAGAAGCGTCACAGGGTGGGCTGGCGCTTGGTGGCGGACTGGCAGCGGGTCTGACGCTTTCCCTGAAATCTTATGCCGATCAGGAAAACGCCGCCACCGGGCTGAAAGTCGCCATGATGGATGCGAACGGCGAGGTCGGAAAGAGCTTTCAGGACATCAATAAACTGGCTATTGGCCTGGGTAACCAGCTACCCGGTACAACGGCTGATTTCCAGAACATGATGCAGATGCTGGTGCGTCAGGGGATCCCGGCAGAAAACATTCTTGGCGGTGTGGGTAAAGCGACAGCTTATCTTGCGGTACAACTGAAAAAAACACCGGAAGCGGCTGCTGAGTTTGCTGCAAAGATGCAGGATGCTACCGGAACGGCGTCAGAAGACATGATGGGGCTGTTCGACACTATCCAGAAGGCGTTTTATCTGGGTGTTGACGATACCAACATGTTGTCCTTCTTCACTAAAACCAGCTCTGTTCTGAAGATGGTGAACAAGGACGGTCTTCAGGCTGCACAGAGCCTTGCCCCCATCAGCGTCATGATGGATCAGATGGGGATGAACGGGGAGTCGGCAGGTAACGCCCTGCGAAAAGTTATCCAGTCCGGATTAAGCGTTAAGAAAATCAGGGACGTCAATAAAATCATGGCCCGCCAGAAACTCGGGGTACAGCTCGATTTTACTGACGGCAAAGGAAGTTTTGGCGGTCTTGATAACATGTTCAGGCAACTGGCAAAGCTGCGAAAACTGACCGACGTTAAGCGAACAGGTGTACTTAAGGCAATATTTGGTGATGATGCCGAAACCCTTCAGGTGGTCAATGCACTAATCGATAAAGGAAAGGATGGCTACGATCAGATCCAGCAGAAGATGAATAAACAGGCCAGCCTGAATAAACGTGTTCAGGCCCAGCTTGGTACGCTGTCCAACCTGTGGGAGGCAATGACGGGGACCGCAACTAACGGCCTTGCGGCTATTGGCGGCGCATTTTCTGGTGACGCCAAAAATATCACGCAATGGCTGGGGGAGTTAGGGGAAAAATTCACGAAGTTTGCGGATGAAAATCCCCGGGTTATTCGCGGCGTCGTCGGGCTTGCTGCCGGTCTTGCGATTCTGAAACTGGGATTGATGGGCGTTGGCGGTGCCATCAGTATTGTCAGCAGGATCATGTCGATGACGCCGATTGGAATGATTGCGACGGCGATAGCCCTGGCTGCGGGATTAATTATCACTAACTGGGATGTTGTCGGACCTTATTTCAAGAAGCTCTGGGAAACCATTGGTCCTTATTTTGAGGCTGGCTGGGAACTTCTGAAGAAGGTTTTTGCCTGGTCGCCGCTGGGGATGGTAATCAATAACTGGGGACCGGTTGTTAAGTGGTTTCAGGATATGTGGGACAAACTGAAGCCAATTATTGAGTGGTTTACCGACAGTTCCGGTGACACGGTCGATGCCATTAACTCTGCGCAGTGGGGCGCGGGTGCTTATGATGCTTATGGGACGGGAATACCGGCACGGGGATACACACCTTATCCGGCGGTAGATCTGGCTCAGTCAAACAACGCCTCCGATGCCACAGGCCCGAATCCCTTCATGATTAACAAAGCTTCTGCGCCAAAAGTTGATGGTGAGATCAAGGTATCATTTATAAATATGCCACCAGGTATGCGGGTTACGGAAACACGCTCCAGTGGCATTGATATAAATCACGATGTTGGCTATACCCGATTTTGGTAGCCAGGATTCCCCTCACAGGTATTGCTGGTTGTAAGTCATAAATAGAGTGATAGAATTAATGCACATTTAGAAAAATGTTAATAGGCGGAAAATGAAAGGCTATATCACAGCAAGTGTAATTCTTGGAGCAGCGGCTGTTTTTTCATCTCTCATAATCTCTGGCAACATCTCCTTTAAAGATGAACATATTATTCAGTTATCTGGAGGAGCCATAAAACTTGGTGATGTTTATAAAGAAAATAAATTGATAAGTGCAAAGATTATTTTTCCAGATAATCAGGGTGAACAGATTCTTGTTGTCGACGGCAATCCTGAAAACTTTAAGGAGGATTTTCAGGAGAAATTAAATAAAGTAATAAAAACTTTAAATGCGTCAAAGAAAAAAGATGAAGAGAAAGTTAGCCTGGATAATTTAAGTGTTATTGAAGAGTCTAAACTAGAGCTCGTTTCTGCGGTGCGTTACTCTGCTCAGTATGTTCCTATGTTTACTCTGACGCTGGACAAAAAAGAAATTACCATGCCTAAAAATACGGTAATATTTCCATTTGCCAGCGATGAAACAGCTAAGTATTTAAATGAACAACAGCAAAAGTATAAAGATTCGTTGTTTCTGACTCGCTAATTAATAAAATTCATTACAAGGCCACCTTCTAATAGGTGGCTTTTTTATTTTCGGAGTGTATATGACGTGGAAAGACAGGCTTCAGGATGCGTCATTTCGAGGTGTGCCGTTTAAGGTTGAAGAAGAAAGTGCGGGAACCGGCCGTCGTGTGGAAACACACGAATATCCGAACCGCGACAAACCCTATACCGAAGATCTGGGAAAAGTCACTTTCCGCCCGTCCATCACGGCTTATGTGGTGGGAGATGACTGCTTTGACCAGCGCGATCGCCTGATTGACGCGCTGAATAAACCCGGTCCCGGCACGCTTGTCCACCCGACATACGGTGAGTTGAAAGTCTGTGTTGACGGGGAAGTTCGGGTCAGCACATCGAAGAGTGAAGGGCGTATTGTCCGCTTTGACCTGAAGTTTGTCGAAGCGGGAGATCTCTCTTACCCCACATCAGGCGTGGCGACGGCGCAGACGCTGATGTCATCCTGTTCTGCACTGGATGACTGCATCAGTGACAGCTTCAGCGGTTTCAGTATCGATGGCGTGGCGGATTTTGTGCAGAACGACGTTATCGGTAATGCCAGCACAATGCTTGGGTATGTTTCTGATGCGATGAAAGTGGTGGATTCTGCCGTATCGGATGCCGCCAGGCTGTTGCAGGGTGATATCTCGGTACTTCTGCCGCCGCCATCGTCAGGCAAAAATTTCGTTGAGCAGGTGCAGAAAATGTGGCGTACCGGGAAACGCCTTTATGGTAACGCCAGCGACCTGGTCACCATGATCAAAACGCTTTCCGGTGTCAGCCTCGGCAGCGATCTGCAACCGCGCGGCGTCTGGAAAACGGACAGTAAAACCACCGCCACGGCGACGCAGCAGCGTAACGTGGTTGCCAGCACCCTTCGTACGACCGCAATCAGCGAAGCGGCGTATGCCGTCATCCGATTGCCTGCGCCAACAACTTCCGCGGTGATGCAGAATGCCACAGTGGGGCAGGCAACAACACCTGCGCAGAGCACCGGTTGGCCTTCCGTCACGCATCCGGCACTGAACAATGCACCGGCGGTGAAAAACACGGTTGACCTGCCGACGTGGGAAGAACTGACTGACATTCGCGACACACTGAATACGGCAATTGATAAGGAGTTGTCCCGTACAACCAGTGATGCGCTGTTTCTGGCGCTGCGCCGGGTGAAAGCAGATCTGAATGCGGATATCAACACGCGCCTTGAACAGTCTGCACGGATCATTCAGCGCACACCGGATGAGGTTTTACCCGCGCTGGTGCTGGCGGCGACCTGGTTTGATAACGCGGCGCGTGACGTGGACATTATCCGGCGTAATGCCATTACGCATCCCGGCTTTGTGCCGGTGATCCCTCTGAAGGTGCCAGTGCAATGAACGATAACGTCACGCTACGGGTAAATGGCCGGGAGTGGAATGGCTGGACATCGGTGCGCATCGGTGCCGGTATTGAACGGCTGGCGCGGGATTTCAGTGTGGAGATCACCCGCCAGTGGCCGGGT